TAAAGAAATTATCTGAAGTTTCTTCTGCATCTCCTGCCGGAACTGTTACGACTTGGAATGTTATTATTCCGTCTTCTGAGGTGTCTGGTAATGTTGTTCGTTCTCTTGCTTTGATTTATCCTAAGAATTCATCAGCTATTGAGCTTGTGAATATTCCGAGTAGTCCGTCTTATAATAATCCTTGGACTACTAATTTTGCGTTCTCTGGATTTTTAAATGTAATAGATACGACTGAACAGGGTAAGGTTTTGTTAGATAAGTGCCCGTGGTATGATGGTTCTGCTGAATCAAAAACTGTCCGTATATCTGCTTTGCCGTTCCGTGTGTATGAAGCGTATTATAATGCTTTCGGCCGTGACGTTCGTAATAATCCATTTATGATTAACGGAAAAGCTGAATATAATCAGTATGTACCTACTCTTGATAGTGGTGCTGATGGCGAAACATACGAGCTCCATCGTGCTAACTGGGAGCCTGATGCCTATACTACCGCTCTTCAATCTCCCCAGGCTGGTGTTGCCCCTCTTGTAGGTATTACTTCTCTTGGTGAAGCCACCTTCCGTGATGCTAATGGTACGACTTATACTGCTCAGCTTGAGACTGCTGAAGATGGTGATACTGTTACAGGTTTTCAGATGAAATCTTCTGACGCTCCCGCTGATGTTGTTCGTAATCTTATTGGCATGGCTACTTCCGGTATATCTATTTCTGACTTCCGTAATGTAAACTCTTTACAACGGTTCCTGGAAATTCGTATACGTCAGTCTCCCCGTTATTTAAACCTTGTAAAAGGTTTATTTAACGTTAACTTGGATTATGACGAGCTTATGATGCCTGAATTCCTTGGTGGTATCTCTGATAATGTACCTGTGTATAAAGTTACTCAGACTACCCCGACCGATGATTCACCGCTTGGTTCTTTTGCTGGTCAAGGCTTCATTCAGTCAGGTATGAAACACGTTATTCGTAAGTATTGCCCTGAAGAGGGTTATATACTTGGCGTTCTTTCTGTGGTTCCTGCTGCTAATTATTCGCAATTGTTGGCTCCTCATTGGACGCGTTCTGCGTTGCTTGATTGGCATTTTCCACAGTTTAATAATATATCGTTTCAGCCAATGTTGTATAAAAACCTGTGTCCATTACAGGCTTATAATAATTCTCCTTCTTCTCTTAATGATGTATATGGTTATCAGCGTGCCTGGTGGGACTTAATCAGTTCATTCGATGAGGTTCATGGACAGTTTCGTAGCTCTCTTCGCAACTTCGTTATTAATCGTGTATTTGATACTCCGCCGCTAAGGACTTTTTGTTGGTCGACCCTGCTCAAGTGAATGATGTCTTTGCAGTTACGGCTGAAAATGGTGATAAAATTCTTGGCTCTATTGCATTTGATATTACTAAGAAAACTACAATTCCTCGTAACTCTATTCCTCACATTGAATAATATGGCACAGATTGTTTTAAAAGGTTATTCTAATACTTTTGCCACTTGTCGTAGACGTGTTGGTGAAATTCCTGTGAGGGGTGATTTATCTTACACCCCCGCCCAGATGTATGAAGCTGCGAAAGCTGGTATTCCTATTTCTTCGCAGAATATTTCTCAGCTTCCCTCTGCTGATTTTATGGATGAGAACTCTTGGATGGTTCCTGTTGAATATCGTCGCAATACTGATATTGCTGATGTATGGAACGCTCAACGTGATGCACGGTCTAAGATAGTAGCCGCCTATCGAAAGTCCCGTGAATCTTCTGAATAATGTCTTTTTGGGCAGGAGCCGGAAGCGCCCTCTTAGGTGGTGCGCTATCCGGCATCTCTAATCTTTTCGGAGCTTCTTCACAGAATAAAAATGTTGAT